TTGCAGGATGTATTATATGTTCAATACCGCCATCATCAACAATAGATAGTTGTACATAATTTACATAATCTTGTGGCATAGGTATTGATAAACTACTGCTTACCTCAACCTCTTGTATTTTTTCAACTCTCGTTATATCATAGCTAAATTCTTGTATACCTCTTTTAGCATGAAATAATACATCTGTTCTTTTTACTGTAGGTATTAATTTACCATCGCCTACATATCCCATCATATAATTATTAACTATATTTTGTAAAGATATATACCTATAGTCGCCAGTTCTTTGTTCTGTTAATTCAACAATTAAAATATCTCCAGCTGTTCTTCCAGATGAAAAAGTAATTTCACCATTACCAGCATTATATGTATATAAGTTATCATCAACTTCTGATGTATTTATAAATATTTTAAACTTTGATTCTGCTGTTGGTAAGGGATCAAAAGTTAATGTAAACACAGTTTGCCCTGCTGTAGCTGTAAATTTTTGACTAGTATTATAATACTGATAGTGTGTTTGTGTTATGAATCCCATCTATTTTAATTTTCTAATTGTATTTTTTTCGCTTCCTCTTGTGATGCTCCTTGTATAACTGCTGGATCTTCTATTACTAATCCTGCATATTTTAATATACCTAGCACTAATTGTACTTTATCAGATTCATGTAATGTAAAATCTACATAACCTGTTGTTGGTGTTACACCGGAACCAGTACTTGTTGAATATGTTAATACACCAATACCAGAAGATGTATATGCCCATACTACATCGGCAGGTGTTTTAATATATTCAAGTTTTAAATTACCTAATGTCCAACTTCCATCAGTTAATGCAGGCTCAACAATAATATCTGTTGCTCTCTGATAATATACAGGAAATGATGTTGTTGGTTTTGTTAAAGGTGAAGATAATAGGTAAGATAATGTTTTTTTATCAACTTTTTCTAACTCTAATGTTTTATTAGATACGCTAATTGATATTGTTCTATATAGGTCAGTTGGTAAAGTACCAACACCATTACTTAATGTAATATCAGCAAATGCATAAAAAGGGTCAAGCTTTTGTTCTATTCTTTCAGGTATATTGCCATAACCATTAACAGCCATGCCTCTTGTATGTTTTACAACTGCACGATTGTAATCATGAAAATTTTGATCTAGTATATCAAGTTGAACTTGTGATCCAATTTTATTAAATTCTTCAGGTGTAATATAACCTCTTCCTTCTTTATTTAATATTGATAGTACTGTTTTATATACGTTATCAACTGATATTGCCATAATATTTTTTTTATATAATGATTAAGCCGCATATAGCGGCCTAACCACTATAAACAACTTATTTAAGTTTTTTCTCTACTACTTGGAAAACTTCAATACCTTCGTCTGTTCTAAACCATGCAGCTAATGCTGAATATGGGTTTTCATCAAACGGCACTGTTAATAGTTTTCTATCATTTTTAGCCCACTTAAAAGTTCTATTATCATTAGATAAAATTATCATACCTGTTTCCACAGCTTTAATACCTATATTTCTAATGTTAATATTTTCATCATTTGCTAATTCTAAGAACAATTGTGGATTATTCCTAGCCATTATAAATAAATCTCTTTTAATTTCTTTAGAGCTCATCTTAGATACCTTAGATCCCGCTTCTGTCCTTACTATTGCTTCTGCGTGATCAATATCCATTGCCATTGCGGCTTGAATTGCATCAAATTCAATTTCCATATAATTTAAATCTTCTTCAGCGTCTGCTTCATCATTTCTTTCTGCGTATAAACGATTTAAATCTGGATGATATTTTGATAGTATTTGTTGTAATACAACTTTTTCCTTAGGAACAAATAATACACCATCTCTAAATATAATATGATCAAGTCTTGAATTACCTTTAAACTCATCAACAAATGGTGTTTTTTGATTTAAAGTATATTTTATTTCTCTTTCATATCCCATTTCATCATCAAACCACATAATATTTCTTGATTTAAGAATAAATACTATAGGTTGAGAATCACCTAATAAATAATATTGTCTATCTTTATATTCCCACTTAGGATTTGTTTCTTTTTTTGGTGGAGCAACCACTACTGGTTCTTCAACAGCCACCTCTGCTATTTTCTTTTTTGCCATGATATAATATAATAAAAATTAAACAAAAGGCACTGGGTGCCGAAGCACCCGTTACCTTTAATAAATGTTACTTAAATAACACAAAGTTATTAGCAGCTTGAGTTACTAAACATCTTTCTGATAGATAGTGTACTTCCATCTTATCATCTCCTGTTGTAGCAGCTCCACCTACTGAACCTGTAATCCAAGATTTCATTCTTCTGTCATCCGCTTCACCAGCTCTATATCTTACGTGTAAGAAAGGTCTTCTGATGTTTTTACCCATAATTTGGTCATAAACAGATGATGTTCCCGCAGGTACTAAAATACCTTTGATGTCATCGAATAATCCTCTTGTAGATTTGTTATTTAAATATTTCCAGTCAGTCTTATAGAAATCGTATGATCCTCTTCTAAATCCTCTAAATCCAAGGTTAAGTGCCATATCTTCTGAGTTTTCAAAAACACCAAAAGCAGTACCACCTGCAGATCCAGCAGAAATATTAGCTAGAGCGTCATCCATTAATAAGTTAGCAGATCTATTTAGGAATAACATGTTTTCTTCAATAGCTCCTTGCTTATCTAATTCCTTTAAGATTAAGTCAAAGTCAGAAATAACGTCACCTACAACATCAAATGCGTTTGTAGCAACAATACCTCTAGACTCAACCGCCTTAAATAAACCTTCAGTTCCAGAAACAGTTCCTAAGATTGAATCAGTACCGCCAGCTGCTACAGATTTTTCTGCTTCAACCATAGCCATTTCTAAATAATCTTCGAATCTTACTCTTGTGTCACCTTCAGCTTTTAGATACCATAAGTAACCTGCTTGTCCAGCCTCACCACTTACTTCTACCCAACCAATTTGAGCAGTATCAGAACCAAAGATTTCAAATTTATCTTTTAAAATAATTGGTTTGTTAGTAAATGATTGAAATTCTGGAGTAACAGCACCATCCATAGCACCTGCTCCTTTTACAAATTCAGAACCGTAAACAAAGAAATCAACAGTTTCATTAGCGTCAAATCCTGATAAAGCTCCAAATGTAGCAGCACCAGAATAAGGAATTACAGTTAATTGTGTATTATCAGAGCTCACCACAGATACATAACATCTTACTGGGTTAGCAACACCACCACCTTTTACTAATACTGTTTGACCTACTCTTACTGCGTGAGTACCACTACTTGCAATAGTGATAAGACCAGCTGTTGTAATAGCAGCTCCTTCATAAGCTAAGTGTAATCTACCTTGCTCAGACCAAACAACTTGATCAGAAGCCATAGGCATTTCAGCACCTACCATTCTTAGGAAAGAAGAAATACTTCTGTTCCCGTATCTTTCCACTTCCTGAGCATATAACTCTGGTAAATACTGCTGAGACCAGTTAGCCCCACCACTACCGTGGAAATTTAAATAATTACTCGTTGTAGCAACTTTACTCGCATAAGGAGTAAACTCACTAGGCAACGAAAAACTTGCGTTTGCCATTTTAAATAATTTTTAAGTTTAATTAATAGTTTTTAAGTTTCAATTTCAACCCTGAACTATTATCTCCACTAATTGCTTTAACTTTAACACCGCCAGTATCAACATAACCGTCAGATGTTTTTCTTGGGTCCATGTTAATATTCTTAGCGTTTGCCGACATTTCTTTTATTGCATCGGATTTACCTTGCTCATAAAAATGTTTTGCTAAAGCATCTGGATTTGAAGCGGCAAATAAGGATTTGTGAAAGTCTTTAGCGTTAACCATCATTTGATTTTTGTCAACATATTTATCAAAAACATTTGATAAATTACTATTTTCTTTCGCCTTATTAACATCTTTAATATTGAAACGATATTTTTTGTCTCCAACATTGAAGTTAAAACCTTTAAATTCATTGTTAAATACTTTATCAGTTTCATTTTTAAAATGTGATGTTTGCTTCGCCAATAATTCATTAGCTGATTTTTGCTCGTCATTATAGCGGTTAAAAAATTCTATAGCTTTTTGCTGTTCCGGTAGTAACTTAGAACCCAACTTGACTTCTTTGTAATACTTATCCTTCAACCCTGTCAAAAAGTTTTTAGCATTCGCAACCTCCTCCTTAAGAGCTAATTTTTTTCTACGCACGTTTCTTTCATCGTCTAAATCCTCATCTATTGAAAATTTATCTTCCATTAAAAATTGAATTTCTTCGTATGAAAGATGCGGCTTAGTTTGTTTATAATACTCAACCAATAGAGTATCATCATCTACATTAGAATAATCTGCATTTAGCCTAGCGTAATCTTCTATAGTTCCGCCAGTCTCTTCCATAAATTTAACTAATTCCTGTATATTTTCAGGTAAGTTTATTTCTGGTTTTTGTGCTTCTTCTTCCTGTAGTATTTCTTCTTGTTGCGGTGTGGACTCGGTAGCTTCATCGCTTCCTTCCACTCCTGTATCGTTAACTGTATCTGCTTCATCTGTAACCTCCTCTATTATCGGGCTTTCTTCTTCGCGTACTTCTTGCAGTTCCACTTCGGCTTCTTCCCCAGCTTTTTCATTCTCGCTGCTTCCGCGTAGCACGCCATCTTCTGTTTCTTGTTCTTGAACGGCATCTTCTTGTGGATTTTCGTTAAACTTTGTTAGATCAATCTTGTACATGCCGTCGTCTTCTACGGTAACGCCAGCGTTTTCTAACACCTCTTGTTCTTCTTGTGCTATAGATTTTGGTTCTTCCGCTTCTACAGCTTGTACTTTAATTTCTTCTGCCATAATAAAATATTATATAATTATTAAAAAATTTATCTTGGTTCAAATTGCTCTAAACCAAACCCACCTAAGTTATCAAATCCAGCAGATTCAAAATCTTTTGGTGGCTTGCCAGTTTTTCTCTGGTCTATAAGCTCGCTCTGTTGAGTAGCCTGTATTTTTGTTCGTTCGTCTTTACGATCTTCTTTGTACTTCTCTTTATTTTTAATTACACCTGCTTCAGCTTCTTTAAGCTGTACATTCAATTGAAATTCAAATTCCATTAATTCTTTCTTAATTGCAGCTTCTCTTTCTAATTTTTGAATATCAAATTGTGTTTGTGCTTGTGCAATTTTTACTTTACTATCAGCAATACCTTGCTGTTTTTGCATATCCGCTGTAGCCGCTGCTTGTGCTGATTGAGCATTTGCCTGAGACTGTGCTTGAATATTTTGCATTTGTAATTGTCTATCTTTTTCAAACTTTTGTTTTCTTCTAAGCTTTAATAATTGATTAGCTAATTTAAGATTTTTAATTTCTCTTACATCAATAGCGTCTTCTAATTCTATTTGCTTTTGTGAAATTGCCATTTGAATATTGTTTTCAAGCAATTGCTTTTCTTCTACATCAGGCGATAATTCTAAGAATATACCAAAGTCATGTATATGTAAATCATTTATT